TTCATCTAAATTATATGGAAGAATTTACATGAATTTAAAGGAAGAATATAAAGATTTACATGAATTTGTCTATTCCAACTAAGAAATTCATGTAAATTTAAGGGAATAATATAAGGAATTCATGTAAATTAAGTATAAGAATGTAATAATTTACATGAATTTCTATGTACTATCTAACGAATTCATGTAAATTTCATGGAATAATATAAGGAATTCATGTAAATTAAGTATAAGAATGTAATAATTTACATGAATTTGTCTATTCCACTAAGAAATTCATGTAAATTCCATGTAAGAATGCAAAGATTTAGATGAATTTATTAGGTAGTATAGACAAATTCATGTAAATTTAAGGGAAGAATGTAAGGAATTCATCTATCCTAACAGGTCTACCTAATTGTACTACATTAGACTGTTCATATAACAATCTAACAAAGATATATGACTTACCAAATTGTAAGATACTACGTTGTGTTCTTAACAAGTTAATTAGTATAGAAAATCTACCTAACTGCAATGTCCTTACATGTTATGAGAATAATATAAAACTTCTAACAAATATACCTAATTGTAGTGTCCTGATATGTTAGATAAATGTATTACATTAGACTGTTCTCATAATGCACTGAAAACAATTCCTGATCTACCTGAATGCATTAATCTTATAATTTAATTAATATATGGTGCGACCCTTATATTAATTAAATAGCAAATGACAGTTATAAACCTTGATCTAACATTATTATCACAATTACTTAAGTATAATTTAGATTGTTCTAGAAGGGAAGATAGAAAAGTTACTATTACAAGTCAAGAAGAACTTATGCACTTAAAGGATAAGAACAATGTATCCCATCTAATAGTCAAAGGAAATATCAAGTTGAATCCTTGGTTAGGATGGTATTCAAGATTAAGAACATTAGAAATATATAACAATGAAGTGGATAAACAACTCAATAGAATTACATTGCCATGTTGTAAGAAGTTAATATGCAAATGGAATATTTTGTTACAGACTCTACCTAACATACCTAATTGTGAAGATATTATATGTTCCAGGAACAGTCTGACTATATTACCTAAGTTAGATAAATGTATTACATTAGACTGTTATGGTAATAGAATAACAAGTCTTCCTGATCTACCTAATTGTAAAGATTTATGTTGTTCATCGAATAGTATAACTGAATTGCCTCAATTATCTGAATGTGTAACATTGAACTGCAGTTGTAATAATTTAACTGAGATATCAATTGATTTAAGCAAATGTGAGACATTATATTGTAGTTATAATGAACTGACTAGTATATCTGATTTACCCAAATGTATTAAATTGTGTTGTGAAAATAACAATCTCAATGGAGTGTAATGTATATGCTAGTCCTTGATCAAACATTGTCATCACATTATCTCAAGTATAATTTAGATTGTTCTAGAATACCTGATATGAAAGTTATTATAACAAGTCAGGAAGAACTTATGCACTTAAAGAATAAGGAATATGTAACAGATCTAACAATAGAAGGAGATATTAAATTATATCCTTGGTTAAATTGGTATACAAGGGTAAAGAAATTATGGATATCTAATAACAGAGTTGAACAAGAATTGGACAATATAATATTACATCATTGTAATATGTTTGATTGTGAATATAATAATTTCATTGGATCTTTACCTAAACTACCTAATTGTACCGAATTATACTGTTCCTTTAATCGTTTAACCAGTTTATCAGATTTACCTAACTGTATTACATTACATTGTCATGATAATAAATTAACAGTAATATCTAACCTACCTAACTGTAATGTACTACATTGTCATAACAACAAATTAACTTCTATAAGTGAATTACCTAAATGTAATGTATTATATTGTTCACATAATTCACTTATAACTCTTCCAGAACTACCTAATTGTAGAGAATTGTACTGCTGTCATAATAGTATAAAGGAGCTTCCAAATTTACAATACTGTACTATATTGCATTGTAATAATAATGGTCTAACATATCTTCCAGATCTACTTAACTGTGTAGAACTACAATGTTCTTATAATAAACTGACATGCCTTCCATATCTACCTAACTGTATTGAATTACATTGTTCATGTAATGGACTAATGGGAAAAATAGTACGTCCAATCAATTGTTCTATATTCGCTTGTAGAAACTAGTTATTAGATAGAACATTCTCATCATATAATCTAAAATAACAACATTCATATATTATAGTAAGTATGAATGTTGTTATCTCCTCCTCTTTAATTTAAGGAATGGTTCAAGTCTAAAGTAATCAGAGAGATCATCCGGTGTTTCTAATATCATATCTACCTTCTTCTCTGAACATATGGAGAACAATTCATCAAGAGAATCCATTCCATTAGACCAAATATAACCTTGACCTATATTAGCATGTCTATCTACTTGACATCCGAGTATTCCTTTACAATCATTCAGATGTATAAGTTTGATAGAAGAGAATGTATCTATCTCATTGATAATGCATTCTAGGACATGTGAATTAGATACATCATATCCAAATGCAAATGCATGACATGTATCAAAACATGTACCTATATTATGAGACTTATCACACTTCTCTAAGATATATCTCATCTGTTCAATACTTGTTCCTATTTCTGTACCTTGTCCTGCAGCATTTTCTAGTAGAAGAGGCCTATCTAAAATACTATTTGGTGGTATAGTTAACTTAGATAGATTAAGTAAGATCTTCTCAAGTCCATCATTAAAAGATAAAGTTCCATGTTTACCATAATGTACTACAACTCTTGATGGTAATGTTTGTGTAATCTTCAATAGATCATTAATATGTGATATAGATTTATCTATGACCCATTTCTTGTCAGAATAACACAGATTAGATCTAACAGATGAATGTAAATAATATCTATGATCCTTAATGAGACTTTGAGGCAATACAATCTTATCAAAGTCTGAGCATATTTGAGTACATGAACTATTCTGAGGTGTTCCAGAACTAATACCGAGGCATTTATTCTTATCTCTTATCATTTCCAACCTGTCTTATGAAGTGTTCTATTCTAAGTATTTCAGATGTAAGTTTAGCAACTATATATTTGTCCTTCTCATATGTTGTCATTAAATTGTTAATTCCTTCTATGCATTTTCTCATAGCTTCAACTATGGACATCCTTGAATTCTCATCCTCTTTACTTCCAAGATCTATAGCTTTCGTGATAATGTCATTCACATAATTCAGGGTGTGTTTTCTTGATTCACCTGTTATATATCTCAATATAGATCCATGAGATGATTCTGCTTCTACTACTGTATTACTCTTAACATTTATTTTATACCCAGGACCTATATAAGATATGAATGTTAAGTGAGTTATTATGTCTAATACTGCGGTGGACATCTGTTGATACATTTTTCTGTTTCTCTAAAAATGCAATCTAACTATGATATAACATCTATATATACGGATAGAATATTCGAATTTCTTGATAGAGCTCAGTCAGATGGAGTACTACCTATAGAATATATTATAAGAATATCCAATAAGGATGGAAGCATATTGCCTATAACAAATGATGGTAATAAGGACTATCATTGGAGTGATATTCTAACATATCTTGAGAATTTCCCTGACTTAGATTTAAACACAGTGAGTTCTATATCTAAGTTGACCAATATTAAACCTGAGGAGATTATAAGAGGTTATATAGCACTTGATGAAGAAGCATTCCTAACTAAGACAAATGCAAGACAATTACTAGACGTCATAGATGCACAGGCAGAACTAAGCTTAGACATTCTCAACAGAAAGATAGAACCATGGGTAGAAGATTATTTATATACTGCTCGTGTAGAATCTAGAATATACTCTAAGTATCCAATCATGATTGAAACATTAAATAGTCTTCAAGTAGATGAAGCAGTATCTGAAGCAGAGATCATATCTCAAAATATAACGTATGAATTCAAGACAGATATATCACCTGTAGAATTATTCAACAATTCACAATTAAATGCTTATGTACCTTATATGAGTATCAACAACAATGGTGATATGTTTTATAAGATATTCTATGATCCTGGTCTTGGATTAGATAAAGCATATTATAATAATATCACTGATAGATCAAGGAAGTTAACTACAAATGGTATGTTAATGCTACTCATATGGAGGAAAGGTGAGGATTTTAAGAATCCTACCAAGGATTCACTCATTCAGGTTCTTATACATAACAACACTATTAGTATGAGATATGATAATAAGGGTGAAATCAGTGATATTCTTGATGATATTAAGCGTGCATTGAATATCAGTATAACCAATGAGATTATTGGTTCAAGCAATATCTCATATAGAATAGATGATGTGAAATACAACAAATATATATTCCAAATACTCTTAACTACAAATCCTATACTCAATAGTCTCTTGATCATGAATGAAACAAATACACCAGGATCAAGTAAGAGAAGTCAAATGTATCAATTTATCAATATGGGTCTTACACTTCCTATACGTGGTGAGACACCATCTATGAGTATTAGACAGAATGGTAAGGACATTATTGTAACATTGTCAGATGTTGTAGGTTCTGACATAGAATATTATAGGAATCTGTCATCTAAGTTAATAGCTGTTTATGTCCTCGATAGCAAGTATATCATTGATACATTCTCAATGTTTCCATGGATAGGAGTACCAAAGGATAAGACTAAAGTTCGTAAGGTAGGTAAGAGTGGATCTGTACTCAGTGCACTTAAATCAAATGCACCTGATATATTTGTCAGTAGTTATTCTAAGAAATGTCAAGGTAGTGATCAACCTACTCCTATACCAAATGAACTTGTAGCTGAATATGAAGCTCAAACATTCAGCTACAATAAGAATGTGTGGAATAGACAAGTGATGAAATTTCCAGAGGATAATCCTGTTGTCAATTTAGTATGTCTTAGTGATCCTACAACTCCATTCCCTGGTCTATTCATTAATAAGTTAGATAATAAGGATAAATATCCATATCTTCCATGTTGTTATAGTACAAATAACTTCGATCAAAGAACAGGTACATATAGGCATAGGGATATGGATAAGACTACCAATAGAGGAATTGTCACTAATAAGGTACTTACAAAAGGTGGAATGGGTACTATATCATATAGAATAGCTGACCTTCTTTCAAGTATTATTCCTGGAACATACAAGAGAATAGGTACAGTTCTGTCATCTAAATCAATCATACATACAGTTACATATGCTATAGATGAAGATTACAGAAATGCAGTAATATCAGGAAACACACTTGCAATACAGAGCAAAGAGAAAGAATTCATTGATCATTACAATAATGTATTGAATAAGCTTGGCTCTGGTATTTTAAGACAAGAACTCTATGACTACACTGATGAACAGATCAAGAGTTATATCAATGGAGATCCTTATGACTATACATTAATGTATAGAATGTTTGAGGAATTCCTTGGAGAGGGATACAATATATTTGCATTCACGAATAATGTTGATAAGGATACCACAACTGGAACACCAGGAGATATGTTAATACCAAGATATAAGTTATATCATTATAGAGTTTATAGACCAGAGAGACCAACAATAATATTATTTAGGACATGGGGTGCTGAAAGTGATAACCTAGAACTTGCACAATATGAGCTCATAGTATCTAGTCATGAAGATGGAATGATACAAACTACATTTGGTCCTGATATGACAGAAGGACTAATGAAGTATCTCAATGAAGTGCATAAGATTAAAGTTCTTGACAAGAATATGGATATACCAAATATTAACTATGAGAAATACTTTGTGGAAAGAGGATTCAAGATAATATCTCAGTTCATAGATACTTATGGTAAATTAAGAGCATTAAGAATAGAGAAGGATGATACGAGATTGGACGTTTTAACTATTCCATCCCAACCAACTAAATATCCAAGATTCTATGAAATTACAAAGCATACATATGAATCAATACAATCATTATTAGGAACTGAATATAGAGTATCAGAGAACAATGTTTGGTATAATATAGGTAGATATAATAATGCATTTGTGCTACCTACTTCAAGTAATATTAATGACATTATCCATCCTATTGAAGGAGGATATGATGCTAGTCCATTAATAGAAGTAGATATAAGATCAGGAACATTTAATTCTACAGATAGGTTAGTTAGGTTATCTAAGATATCATTGGTTCTATTACAAGTTATAGAATGGTTGTACAATCGATATGATACAGATTTCATTAATTCGAACTATGAGGAAGAAGATATTCCCAACAGAATTCATTCATTCTTCAATGATGTTATATGGTATACAGAGGATGAAGCAGATACATCTTACATCTACAACATTGATAAGTTACAATATCAACTTGATACAACTGGTGATATTCAACATTCTATGAGACAGTTGGGAACTTATATGCCTAATGCTGTTCATGAATCTAAGCTATTAGTTTATGGTCCTGCTATGAAGAATGATATTGAGTATTTCTTGACAAGATATCTAAGATTCTCTAGACAAGTACAACGTGATAATAATGGTAAGCTTACCAATAGATATAGAACTATTTATGACTTTAGTCCTAGAACAAGTACATTGATCTTTAGTGATGGAGATGATATTCGATCATGGGTTAAGAAGATCATGAATCAGGAATCCAGAATATCTATCACTGATAGACTGATTGCATGGGTAGGCAATGCAGAAGATCCAGAACTACTTGATATTAATGGTAATGTATTCATCATACAGAATGTTGTTGACAACAGCATCAACAACATTTATACATTAGTGCGTCAATGGAGATACAATAAGACCAATATGGGTTATATTAAAGAACCAACAGATATAACAGATGTTAAAGTAGAAGTATATCATGTGAATCCTTACAGCAATGTTTCATATGTTGGTAATCTTCAGGATGGTAATAGAGATACAATTCAAGTATTAGAATTTATGAGAGGTAGATTTGCAGCAATGCTTAAAATTGATTAAATTCACTTCATCTTCCCATCTCCAATCATAGCTATTAAATGCAGTTAAACATACAGCCATATGATTGGAGATGGGAAGATGACATCATAACAAATAGATTATATATTAAGATATGGGCTCTGACTGATAAATCAGAGTCAGTTCTTGTTAGAATTCCATATGAAGCAAGAATATATGTTGAGTTACCTAAGGTTGTAGGATCAACAATTAAAACATGGACGAATACAGATGCATATAACATTATTAAGATGATAGATCCAGAAGGAATATATATCAAAGGTTATTCTATACAGAAGAACAAGAAGTTCTATTATCATCAGATGTACACTACTTCATTCCTTGTATGCCAATTCGCAAAACATTCAGATATGCATAAAGTTAACTCGAAGATTCGATATAGTACATTTAAGCTTGATTGTGGAACTGTATCACTTGTATCTAGAGAACATAATGTAGATCCTTGCTTAAACTTTAGAAGAAGATTAGATATTCGTACAACTCAATGGTTAACAATAGATGGAACAGAATATTTGCCACAGGATAGGAAGTCAAATGCAAAGTATGAATTGTTTGTTAATTACACAGCTAAAGATGCTATTATTCCAAGAACAGATGAAGAAATATCATATATTACGAGACCAAAGCTATTCTCATTCGATATTGAATGTTATTCTAACAATCACAATAAGATGCCAGAGAAGTATATTAGTACCGATGTAATATATATTATTACATGTTGTATACAACGATATAAGGAACCAGAATCACAGATCAATATATGTCATGCAACTGGTAAATGTAATATAGAGAGAATACATAAAGTGCATCCAGATGCAGATATTAGATTATATCCAGATGAATTATCTCTCATCAATGGTTTCATTAATTCTATTAAGGAACATGATCCAGAGATTATAACAGGATATAATATATTTAGTTTTGACTTTCCTTACGTAGATGCAAGATTGACATTGAATCCTAACGTCAGATGGTCTAATTGTAGTAGAGTTAAAGATGCAGAGGTCAAGATTATAAATAAGTCATGGGAATCTAGTGCTTATGGACGTATTGAAACCAATTATATGGAATGTGAAGGTAGAATTTGTATAGATTTATACCCTCACTTCAAGAGAAATGCTAAGTTAGATAATTATAAGTTAGACACTGTTGCAAAGGAGTTCTTAGGTGATACAAAGTTTGATATGCCTGCAAAGAGAATGTTCGAAATATATAAGAATTTCATACAGAATCCAGATGACCAGAAGTCTATTGATGATTATACAGATATTATATCATATGGTATTCAGGATTCAAAGCTACCTATAAGATTATTCGATCAACAGATTATTTGGCTTGATAATTGTCAGATGGCATATGTAGCTAATATTACACCATTCGAAGTAGTATCAAGAGGCATTAGTCTTAGAACATATAATCTTGTCATGAATGAGTTGGTAAGAAGAAACATGATATTAGATGAGAGAACAATCAAGTATATGCCTTATGATGGAGGATTTGTAGGTAAACCTATACCTAATATATGGGACAATGTCATCTGCTTAGACTTTAAATCTCTATATCCTTCTATCATTATAGCTTATAACCTATGTCCTACTACATTCATTCCACCTGAGAGAGAACACTTATACAATCTAGATCATTGTTGGATATTCGAATGGGAATCTGAGATAGATGAGAAAAAGAATAAGAAAGCTAAGACACTCATAGAAGATATTCTTGAGAATGGTGGCGATGAAGATGAGATTGAAGAAGATGATGACGATGAAGAAGATACAGATGTTAAGAAGAATATTTATAAACATAGATATGTATTTTACAGAGGAGGACCAAAGAATCCAACTACAGATGAAGAAAGAGAAAATATCAAGAATGCTCAAGGTATTCTTCCTAAGATTCTCAAGGATCTTATAGATGAGAGAGCAAAAGTAACAAAACAAGCAAGTCAGACTAAAGATCCTATCTTGAAATCTATCCTAAATGCTAAAGGACTAGCATTGAAGGTAACTGCTAATGGTACATATGGTGTTATGGGTTCAGATATTGGTAAATTATTGTGCAAAGAAGTAGCTATTGTTACTACTTATGTAGGAAGAATAAGTATTCAAGGAGTCAATGACACTGTTACAAATGACTTTGGTTGTAAAGTTGTATATAATGATACAGATTCTTCCATGTTTATACCACCTAATTGCTCTGATGAAGCATTATTGAAGAAAGGAGATGAGATTGCCACATATGTCACAGAGAAGTTTGCTCCTCTTATTATTGAGAATGAGAAATCTGGTAGAATGCTTACCATCTGCCCTAAGAAGTATGTATTCTGGATGTATAATAAGAAGGGAGAAAGAGGTTATAAACCTGACAAAGTAGATCCAAAGATAATGCATCCTACCATATTATATAAAGGTGTTGTAGCAAATAGAAGAGATAATAGTCCATGGCTTAGAACTACATATAAGAAATTACTGGATAATATTCTAGAAGGTGGTGATTTCAAGAGTTCAATCGATATTAGCTTAGATGCTATTAAGAATTTATTAACGCGTAATGTTCCTTTAGATAACCTAGTCGTGACAAAGCAATTGCGTTTAGAATATAAGTCTGAGACAGCTACAATGGCTCTATTTTCATCTGAATTATCTAGGAGAGGTATAGCTGCAGTTGCTGGTGAAAGATTACCATTCATAGTTGTAGAAGATTCAGAAGGAAGAGAGAAGATAGGATATAAGATGAGATTGTTAGATTCATATAAGCAAGATATTGCACTTGGACAACCTGTAGAACCTATCGATAGATACTATTATATAGAAAAAGGATTTATGAAACCAATAGAACAATTGATAGGTGTTGCATATGGCAATGATATTAAGCTATATATGGAGAAGAACATTAGCTCTAATATAAGATCTATGTATTATGCTATATCAACTATTCGCGGTGGCAAGTATCATCAATTATTATGTGATGTAGTACAACATTATCCAGTTATAGACGATCAGATACAATATTTAACGAAGCATGCTCCTGGTAAGACATTGCTTAAAAGCTTAGTTTCACAATATTATACAAGGCATAATAAGGTAGATTTGCGTATAACTCATGCTATAATTAAGAACTTCCTTAGATTCCAAAAGATACGTTACAGTATAATAGAGGAATTGAATGGTAAATCATATTACTATAAGGCTTATTATGGTGATGAACATCTTTTATATCCATCTATTGTAAGACAGATATCTAATAATAATGTTCAAGATCTAGTTGCATATTACATGCAATATTACAATTCTTACATATAATTTACATGAATTTATCAGGTAGTATAGGCAAATTAAGTATAAGAATATAAGAAATTAATGTAAATTCTATGTAAGAATATAAGAATTTACATGAATTTGTTAGATAGTATAGACAAATTCATGTAAATTAAGTATAAGAATATAAGAATTTACATGAATTTGTTAGATAGTA